TAAATCGTTTTAAAGAATGTGCTCTTACCAATTGTAGTGTAAACTATACTCCTGACAACTCATATATGAGTTATGACGATTCCGATCCCGATGGAAGATCTATGACCGCATATGAACTTTCACTTAGTTTTAATGAACTTGAACCAATCTTTGATGATGATTATGATAAAGATTTTGATGGTGCAGACAAACAAGATGCACTACCATTTACAAACATAGGTTATTAAAATGGCATCTTATTTCCGTCAGGTTCCTAACTTTGAATATGTAAGTCGGATTGCAGAATCCAAGAACATATCAGATTATATACAAGTCAAAAATTTCTTTAAGAAAGGAAGTCTTCGTCCTGATATTTTTCAGGAACTTGCATTTTTTGAGAAGTATCAAATACAAGGAAATGATCGTCCTGATAATGTTGCAGAAGATTTTTATGGTGAGTCAACTCTTGATTGGGTGATTTTACTATCAAACAATATTGTCAATATTCAATCAGAATGGCCTCTTCTACAAGATGATTTAGATCGTTATTTAGTTGAAAAATATGGTGATTATGATGTTCTTTATAATGGTATTCATCACTACGAAACTTCAGAAATTAAAAACAGTCAGGGAGTTACGATTGTTCCTTCGGGTCTTGAAGTAAGTTCTCCATATTCAGTAAGTTATTATGATTACTTTATAGATTCTCAGGTAGAAACTGGTAATATTGCAACTCCAATCACAAACTATGATTATGAGATTAAATTAGAAGATGCAAAGAGAAATATTTACTTACTCAAACCAACATACTTAAATATTGTGGTTAATGATATGGATAATATTATGCCATACAAAAAAGGGTCTTCACAATATATTCGTGAAGACCTTAAACGTGGTGATAATATCAGAATTTACAGTTGATTTTTATTCTGCTAATTTTTGAAAATATGAGAGGGCATCATCTTCGTCTTCACTTGAGGAATCCAAAGAATTAAATGTTTCTTTGATTTCATCGGGTTGAGATTCACGACGAGAACTTTTGAAATCTGGAGTATATGATCCACGATCATTATCCTCGTCTTCAACTTCCTCATCCATACGACGATTTGTTGGTTTCTGTCCCAATACCATTTTCAGACGTTTTTCAAGTTCTTCATAGGACTTGAATTGATCTGGTGCGGTGACTGCTGCCAGAGAATACTCTTTCTTCCAGAGTGCTTCCATCGCATCATCATCACTCAATAAAGGTTCAGATGGTCCGAACTCGGACTTATCATAATTCCAATAACCATCCTTCTTAACGATCTTCAGTTTGAAGTTTGCTCCTTGCCATAGATCAAAAGGATTGATTGGTGATTCGTCCTCAAATTCTGGTTGCATTGCTTCCATAATCTTATCAAAGATTTTCTTTCCATACTTAAACAGAAATACTTTACCTTCATTCTGAGGATTTGTGGGATCCTTTACGACATATATGTTAGAGTAATATGACAACTTACGTTTTTGCTTACGAACAGTTTCCTTATTTGATTCGGTTCCTGTATTCCACAGATCTCGGTTGTGTTCTCCAAGAGGATCTTTACCACCAATAGTCGTCAGTGAGTTTTCAATATACCATCCACCAGGTCCTTGAAATGCGTGTGAATACATCTTTGCCCAGGGAAGTTCTTCACCATCAGGGGCAGGTAGAAAACGAATCACTGCGAAACCATTACCAGTTTTATCAACTTCGGGTTTCCAGAGACGTTCATCGGCACCACTCGAAGTGGAACTCATCTTCTCAACTTCTTTGACTAGTTTAGAAGTCAAAGAACCAAGTTTAGATTGCTTTTTTAGATTTTCAAATGACATTTGATTTTCCTCGTATTTGTGAGATTTGGCTTTTGTGACTTTGCTTAGGGATCATCCAGCCCAATATATTCTACAGGTCAGAACCAGTTCTGTCAATCTGATCTTTCATTTTATCAAGCATTTTTGCAAGATTTCCAAAAATCACATTCATATCTACACCAGAAGGAAGTCCCATTGCCGATGCGGATTCAGAAATCCGTGATTTCATTTCCTTTGCCTCTGGAGCATCAGATAAACTTAGACGAGTATAGATTGTTCTTTGCTTATCTAAAAGTTTTTCAAGAAGATTTACGTGAGATATTTTTTCATCACGATCCATCAGATGAAACTTAAAGACATTATTATAAACACTTTGTTGAAGTTCTGCAATTTCTGCCATTTCAGAACGAACAATATCAGATTTAAAAAAATTCATTTTCCTCCAAAAACAATATCTTTCAAAATTTTCTTATAATGAGATACATCTATATGTAGGAATGGAGAGTATTTTTTGATTCTCCGACTCACAGTTTCCCATACAGGATCTTTAAGTTTCTTATCAAAGTCATTCCCGTACAGGAATATTTTATCACAGATTACCATAGTTTCAAGGCTTAATTTCCCACTCAGGAACTTTTTGAGAAGAGGTGGATGCCCTTTGGAGCACTCAAATACTTTCTTAAAATTATACTCGGCAAATAAACTTTCACATTCTTCTTTGAAAAGGTATGAAAGTGACTGAATTTTTCTTTGCCATTCCTTGTAATTTTGATCTCCTGTTTTTATGATCTCACCGATCCATAAGGATTCAGAGTCATTACAAGAAACAAAATTTGATATAAAAAAATCTTCAATTTCTTTATCTGTTCTTTGTCTGGATATCTTTTCAAACCAAAAACGATCACGTCTCTTATAAAAGGACTCTAGTGATGCTCTGGTCTTTTTACAATATTTGTAATAATCATAAGAATCTTTTGTAAAATGATTTTTGAGTGCCAGATAGGTTTTATAGCAATCAAAGGGGGTCATTTTCAAAAAAAGTAATAGGGGCAATTTTTTGCCGGGAAATTTTTACCCCCCAAAATGGAATTAAAATACTAATTTAGCACGGGAAGTCTTTTTAAGAAAATTAAGTTCCGTTGCTTCATACTTAATTTTTTCTTTCAGTGGTTTTGATATGAGTTTAGGTATTGACTCTACATCGAGACTATTTTTTTCACAAAAGTATACAATTGCATCAATATAGTTCATTTCAACATTAACTTGAACAAGATCTTCAATCTCTTGTGCGAACTTATTTGGACAATAGAATTTACTTTCGAGTACCTTTTCTAATTCATTCTCCATTCTTTGCCCCAGTATTGTGATGTACAAATTCTTTGATGTAACGAACTAATAACTTAATATAATCCCCTTTGTTTCTTTTGTCAAATACCTTCACTTCTCCACCAGGAGTGACCATAATGGTAATTAACTTAACAGGGGCAATTTCAGTAAGTTCAAAGTATGCGGAAGCATAAAACATTTCCTGAACGAAATAGTTTTCAAGCCATTCTTCGGGTTTAATCTTTTCGGAAGTCTTAAAGTCTATAACGGCAAGTTCTCCATCATATTCTCCAATACAATCGACTCTTCCGGCAAGTCCAAGATATTCAGAGTAAAGAGTTCTTTCAATCGCATGAATATTATTTATCTTATCAAGTTCTGGTTTGGCATGATAAAACATAAACTTTGAGAGAGGTTGATAATCGTCCCAGTTCAGTTCCTTATTCTCCAAATAGTCCTGACAGACCTGGTGAAAATCAGTTCCCCGTGCGGTTGCTCTTTTTGTAATCCGATTTGCTTCTTCGAGTCCTATACGTTTTCTCCACTTAACAAAAATCTCACGATTGTAAAAAGAAGTCACAGAAGTAATCGATGGTACCCACTGACCATCAGGAAGATGATACAGACGAATACCATTTGTTTCTTTCTTTTCGAGTTCAAGATCACCTAAAAAATTATGATGAATAAATGTCATACTTTAACTTCCATTTTTGCAAGAATATACTCTTTAACTAAGCCAGAACGAACAATATCTTCAACATCAAACTCAACAATATCTACCGAGGGCATTACTCTCAAAATTTTCATAAAATCTACAATACCATTCTTTTCATTTGTGCGAATCAAATCAGATTGTGTTGCATCTCCACAAAAAATAATTTTTGAATTTTCACCAATACGAGTAATAATAGAATCTAATTCGTGAAAATTTAAATTTTGAAATTCATCAACAATAATAATCGAATTGTCAAGAGTTGTACCACGAATAAAGGATGTGCTCCAAAAACTAATCGTCCCTTGAGTTTTTAGATTTCCATAG